CCTGGCTTCCTCTCCCCGATACGCTCGGTTCCGATCGAAGACAGTCCGTTTACAGTCCGACCTAGCCCAGATCGAAGCTGATGGCTACCAAGTCCATAAAATCCATACGGGGCCAAACACAACCGAGGGTTCATAGCCCACTTTTAAAAGGCACAACTAGAGGTGATGAAGTAATTGAGTTCGCTAAACGTTTGGGTCAACCCCTCATGCCTTGGCAGGAGCTGATCGTTAAAGATTTTTTTTCCATTGATAAGAAAGATAAGTTCATTCGCAGAACTGGGCTGCTGTTGGTAGCCAGACAAAGCGGAAAATCACATTTGGGGCGTGTTATGTGTTTAGCCCACCTATTTCTCTTTAAAAGCCCAAGAGTGCTAATAGCCTCCTCTAATAGAGCGATGGCTTTAGTCTCGTTCAGAGAAATGGCTTATATGATCGAAGGCCAAGATTTTTTAAACAGTCAAGTCAAAGCTATTAGATATGCGAACGGCACTGAGTCAATTGAGCTATTGCCAGAGTTTGGTGGAGGCCGATTAGATGTAGTCGCAGCGACCAGAGACGGCTCGCGCGGCAGAACAAGCCATTTTACCTGGGGCGATGAACTGCGCGAATGGTCAGATGAGGCTTTTACTGCGATAACTCCTACAACTAGAGCAACCGATGGACAGACTTTCTGGACTAGCAACGCTGGTGATGCTTTCAGTCAACCGCTTAACGAATTAAAAAGTAGGGCAATGGAAAAACCGCCTAAAACTTTTGGTTATTACGAATACAGCGCTCCAACATTCTTAAAGATTGATTTAAACTCTAAAGCTTTCTGGGAAGGTGTAGCTCACGCTAATCCAGCCCTTGGAATAACAGTCAGCAAGGAAGCGATCGCCGAAAGCATCTCAACTTCAAGCCACGAAAGCATTATGACGGAATTACTTTGTTTATGGGTGTCTTCGCTTCAATCACCCTTCCCACCAGGCAGTATTGAGGATTGTTCCGATAGCACTTTGGAAATGTCTCCTGGAGCTTATACAGTGTTTGGATTCGATGTAAGTCCAAGTAAGCGAAATGCAAGTTTATGCGCTGGCCAGATACTTGCAGATGGTCGAATAGGCATTGGGATACTACAAACCTGGGAGTCTCAGGTTGCTGTTAATGATTTAGAAATAGCGGCTCAAATAAAAGGCTGGGTCGATATTTACAGACCGAAACAAATTATGTTTGACCGCTACGCTACTCAAAGCATTGCGGACAGATTGTCACAGGCAGGCTGTATTGTTGAAGATTGCTCAGGTCAGCAGTTTTACCAAGCTTGCGGCGATCTGCTTGATGCGGTAGTAAACCAGCGAATGGTTCACAATGGTCAGCGATCGCTTATTGAGCAATTTGAAAATGTAGCGGCAAAAGTTAACGACTCAGCCTGGAGAATCATAAAGCGCAAATCCGCTGGCGATATTTCGGCGCCAATTTCCATCGCAATGATAGTAAGCAAATTAAGTAAACCACAACAGATAGCGGCTATCTACGCAGAATGACCTATATGTAGTGTATAATTGCGACCTATGGGTCTATTCGATCGTAAGACACGCGTTCTAGAAGCGCAAGCAAATCCTCAGATCATGGGAGATGCGTTTTACGCATCTAATTACTATTACAGCCCGTCGGTAACACGCCAAGCGGCTATGAGCGTTCCAAGTGTTAAACGCTGCCGCGATCTTCTTTGTACTGTTGGAACTATTCCGCTTGAATACAAAAAAGCTTCAACGGGCGAAGAAATTGCTTCACCCCGATGGGTAAAGCAGCTTTCAAAGCATCAACCACAATTTGTTACCCTTAGCTACTGTGTGGACAGCCTTTTGTTTTTTGGTCAGGCGTTTCTTGAAATAACCGAGACGTATCAGGAAGATAATCGCCCAGCAGTTATGGAGTGGGTTGCTAATACTCGCGTAACAACTGAAGTAGATCCTTATGGTCAATTTGTAACTCAGTACCTAGTCGATGGCAAGCCGCGCCCGATGTCTGGTCTTGGTTCGCTTATTACGATACAAAGTTTTAATGAAGGCATCCTTACAACAGGCGCCCGCACAATTCAAGCGGCAATAGACATAGAACGCGCTGCTTCGATAGCGGCGGCCAGTCCGATGCCTACGGGATATATCAGAAACTCAGGAGCCGACCTTCCACCCCAAGAAGTTCAGGGATTATTAGCTGCTTGGAAGCAAGCCAGACTAAATCGTTCAACGGCTTATCTGACTAGCACTTTGGAATATTCTCCAGTTTCTTTCTCACCTAAGGACATGTTGTACACAGAGGCCATCCAGAACCTCAGTACGGAAATCAGCCGTTTATGCGGAATTCCTGCTTATTATCTTTCAGCGGATCAAAACACTTCAATGAATTATTCCAACATTATTGACGAGAGAAAAAATCTCGTACTTTTAGCGTTCCAGCCGTACCTATCCGCAATCGAACAGCGACTGAGCATGGATGATGTTTCCACGGCTGGACACTATGTAAAATTTGACCTTGACTCCAGCCTTCTACGAGTTGAACCAATGGAACGCTTATTGGTTTTAGAAAAGATGCTTTCTCTTGGTTTGATTACAACTGAGCAAGCTATGGAGATGGAAGATTTAACACCTAACGGAAGTGATGACTAATGCAAACCCTATACATTGAAGCAGGATCTATTGAGTGCAGCGAAGAACGCCGCGAAATTTCAGGCAAGATTGTTCCAATGGGAACTGGCGAAGTAGGCAATACTAATTTAGGCGCCTATACATTCGCAGCAGGATCTATTGAAATTGCGGATCCATCAAAGATTAAATTGTTATCACAGCATGATATGAAGAAGCCTGTTGGTCGTATGCTTTCAGCAGAAATCCGCGAAGATGGAATTTATGCCGTATTTCGTTTGAGCCGCAGCCAAGCTGGTACAGATGCTTTAATTATGGCAAGCGAAAATTTGGTTTCAGGTTTAAGCATTGGTGCAGAAATAATTTCATCAAAGCCCTCACGAAATGGTCATACAGTCGTAACGGCTGCAAAGTTAAAAGAAGTTTCCCTAGTAACTGAACCAGCCTTTAAGTCTGCTGAAGTTCTAGAGATCGCAGCGGAAGAAGCACCAGCTGAAGCCGTAGAACCAACCCTACCTACAGAAAGCGAGACTGAAGTGGAAAACATTCCTACAGTTGAAGCAACACCAGTAGAGGCTGCGGCTGTAGAAGCCGCTGCACCTACAATTAAGGCGATGGCATACACAGCGCCACGCATTGACACAAACCCAGCAGTTTTCCTAGAAAACTCAATCCGCGCACAGCTAGGTGATGAGTCAGCTCGTCAATACCTTGCAGCCGCATCAGATACAACAACAACTGAAGTAGCTGGTCTGGTACCAACTCGTCAGTTAACAGAAATCATCAACAACAAGTCCACAGCGGGCCGTCCGTCAATTGATGCTATTTCAACTGGCACCCTGCCCGACGCAGGATTTAAATTTCAAATCCCCCGTGTAAAAGCCGTCCCTACTGTTGCAGCGGCAGCAGAAAAAGGTGCGTTCTCAGATACTCAGGTTGAAATTGAATACCTTGATGTAACTGTTGCCAAGTATGCGGGCATGCAGTTATTCGATGTTGAGGTCCTGGACAGAACTTCTCCCGCGTTCTTTGCAGAACTGCAAAGTCTCATGGCAGATGCGTATGCTAAGGCAACAAATGTCGCGGTACGCACAGCAATTCAGACTGGTGCAACAGCAGACGGAACAGCAATTACACTTCCTTGGGATGGCGCAGAAATGGCTGGCTTTATTGCTCGCGCTTCTGACAGCATCTACACAAACACACTTCGCTTTGCAACAGGCGTAATTGTTTCACCTACACAATGGTCAAACATCATGGGAATGGTGGATTCTTCAAATCGTCCTCTATTCATTGCTTCACAGCCACAAAACGCAGCAGGAAATGTTTCACAATCACTTCGCGGATCTTTACTAGGTCTAGATTTGTATGTGGATTATTCACTAACTGGCGTAGCAGATGGATCAATCGTGGTCGTAAACCGCGAGTCATTCACATGGTACGAGTCACCACGCTTGCAGCTTCGTGCAGACAAAGTCGGCACAGGTCAGGTTGAAGTTGGTTACTACGGCTATGGCGCTATTGCTACTAAGGTTCCATCAGCTGGTGGAGCATTCAAGTTCAACAACGCTGCATAATAAGTAACAACTAAGTCGCTGGTGGGGTAGTGCCCTTCTACCCCACCAGTCTTTAGAAAGGAGATCAAATGTCTTATACAACAGTTGCGGAATTAAGAAGCGCATTGGGTGTTGGCACCCTGTACCAAGATTCTGTACTGCAATCCGTATGCGATGCCGCAGACAATGTGTTGATCCCTTTTCTATGGAGTAATACGACACCAGTTATCGGGCACAGCAACACAGCCACCGAAGGTACTTCCTATTTTAATATGGCAGTGGATGAAATATTTTATGTTGGTCAGGTTTTGGTTTTTACGGGATGCGGAGCTAAACATAACGGAAGCAAGACTTTAACTTCAGTTAGTGGCGATGAAGTTACTTACGCAATTACTGGCAACAATAATGCTGTAACCCCTTTTCATCCTATTAACCCTTACGGATCAGCCGCAGCAGATACTTATGTTGATTATTCAACAATTCCAGCAATCCAGGAAGCAAGCCTTATGCTTTCTATTGCGATCTGGCAAGCCAGACAGGCGCCATCGGGTCAAGGAATGAGTGTCGATGGATTCACTCCAAGTCCATTTACAATGTCAAATACACTTTTGGCCAGAGTCAGAGGTCTGCTCGCGCCTTATCTAGATCCGCGTTCGATGGTTGGATAATCATGCCAGCAGCTATCTCAACCCTTCGCGGCACACTTGCAGCAGCGTTAGTCAATAATTCTTTGTGGAGTACATTTTCATTTCCTCCCAGCACACCGATCGCTAACAGCGTTGTGGTAGCTCCAGCAGACCCTTATGTGACTCCAAGCAATAACGGATATAACACCATTGCGCCATTGGTTAATTTTAATGTGAATATTTTTGTGCCTTTGCTGGATAACGAAGGTAATTTGAATGGAATTGAGGATCGGCTAGTTTCGGTGTTTAACCTATTAGCTGCTTCCTCTATCGTCTATAATGTAGGTACTGTAAGTACGCCTAGCGTTTTTACATCTGCAACAGGCGATCTTTTAACATGTTCGATGCAAGTCTCAATTCTAAGTAACTGGAGCTGATATGTCTGATCTAACACCTCAAGAACTGGCTTTTCTAAAGAAGATAGGTCAGATAGTAGAAACACCTAAACCAACAACAACAGCCAAGAAAGATGAGGAATAATCATGGCGATTTTTCTAAACAATAAAGTCGGGTTCAAGCTCGGCGCAACACCAGTAGATTTCAGCGATCATGTGACCGCATTTTCTCTAGCGAGAAGCGCAGACCAGATCGAGGTCACAGCGATGGGTTCAGATTCTCATCAATTTGTTACTGGACTGTCTGCGGATTCTATTACAATTTCACTTCTGAACGATAACGCTGCAACAGGCGCAGGTTCAGTCCGCGCTGCACTTCAAGCTGCTTATGGCACAACAGTTGCTTTCAAGGCTTGCCAAGATACAACTGCCGCTATCTCAACCACCAATCCGCTCTATACTGGCACAATTCTGATCGACAATCTTACCGATATAAATGGTGCCGTCGCTGATGAAGGTATGCTAGATCTGACCTATACTTGCAACTCAAAGACACTAGTTGCAACTACTGGTACTTGGTAAAACTAACTAACTAACTAAGGGGCAAAAAATGGCAAAACTCAAAGTAACTTATATGGATGATCGTGTATCTGAGTATCAGGTCACGCCCGCTGTAGAGTATGAGTTTGAAACTCACTTTAAGAAAGGCTTTCACAAAGCCATTGTTGAAGAAGGTATGCAGACTTATATCTATTATTTGTGTTGGAGTTGTAGCCGTCGCGCAGGTGAAGCGCCGAAGCCATTCGGAGATTCGTTCATGGAAACGCTCAAGAGCGTGGAAGTGCTAGACGATGACCCTTTGGCATAACGCGAGAGTCTTTTCACTATCTCGTAGCGAAACTATCGCTGCGTACTGGACTCTCGCCCCAAACTTTAATTGAACTAGATCACACAATGTTTAAGGTGCTACTAATGGCACTTAAAGACGAAGCGAAAGAGGTGGAACGTGCCAACAGAGCTAGTGGGCGCCATCGCACTTCGCAAAGCTCTTAACCAGTACGCTCCCGATTTGGCAAAAGAGCTAACTAAAGAGCTAGGTAGTATCTTAAAACCTATCGTTGCTGATGCTCGCGGATTTGTTCCAGCCGAAAGCCCTATGTCTGGCTGGGCGCCGAGAGCAACCGACGGCGGACATAAATTCCCTAAATATGATGCAGCAGAAATCAGAAAAGGCATTATATATAAAACCACTCCTTCTACTGTGAATAGACAAGGTTTCAAGAATTTAATTCGTATCCAAAATAAATCTATGATCGGTGCGATCTACGAAACAGCAGGTCGCAAAAATGGTCAGGGTCAGGATTGGGTCGGACCAAAAGCGGGCGGCGCAAGCAAAGGCGTATCTCGTTCTGTTAATCCTTATGCTGGAAATCAGTTTATTTCTAACCTTGGCAACCTTTATGGCTCAGGCAAAAAAGACAGCAAAATGATGGGTCGTTTGATTTTTAGAGCTTGGGCCAAAACCCAAGGTAAAGCCAATGCTAAAGTCTTTAAGGCTATTGAAAACACTACCGATAGATTTAATAAGCGCACCCAAATAGTAGATATAAAGAGAGCCGCATGAGCAATATAAGTGGCGTAGTAATTAGAATTGCGTCAGAATTCGTAGGCGCACCAGCATTTAAGAAGGCTGCTAACTCGACCGATAAATTAACTAAATCGGTTAAATCTCTTGGTAGAGCTTTTGGCGTTGGTCTTTCAGTTGCAGCAGTTACCGCTTTCGGCAAGGCATCGGTTAAAGCATTTGCTGAAGATGAAGCGGCAGCCGCAAAACTTGCAAAAGTTGTAGATAACCTTGGCATCGGCTTTGCCAATGTAAAGATCGCTAAGTTCATCGGAGACCTAGAGACTACTTCTGGCGTTCTCGATGACCAACTTCGCCCAGCGTTTCAGGCGTTACTGACCACCACAGGCTCATTAGTTAACTCACAAAAAATCTTAACGGATGCAATAGACATTAGCCGAGGCTCTACAGTTGATCTAGTAACAGTTGCAGATGATTTAGGCAAAGCTTATGTCGGCAATACTCGCGGTTTAGTTAAATATAATTTAGGCTTGACTAAGGCTGAGTTAGCTACGATGTCTTTTGCTGAAATACAGGCAAAACTAAACGAGCAGTTTAGTGGCAGCAATGCAGCTTATTTAGAAACTTACGCTGGCAAGTTGAGTGTTCTGAAAGTAGCCGCCGATAACGCTAAAGAAGCGATCGGTAAAGGCATTGTTGATGCGCTTGGCACTCTGGCTGGCGATGCTTCCATTACTGATCTTGCTGAAAAAATTAACAGCATTGCTACTGGCATTGCAGACTTTATTAGAGGCTTTGCTATTGGCTTGCGCGATTTAGCAAATATGCCAGTATTCAAACAGTTAATAGCTGTGATTTCATTTATAGGTAAAAAAATATGGAAGCAGACTGGAGAGGTATTTACCGATGCTGGCGCTGCTCAAAGACTTCAACAAGAGAAATTACAGCGTAAATCTGACTTATTGACCGCAAAACAAAAAGCAGCTGCTCTTGCCAAATTAGAAGCAGATGCTAAAAAACGAGCTTTAGAACTTGCAAAGATAGCCAAGAAGAAAACAGACGAAGAAAAGAAAGCCGCTGCTTTAAAGAAAGCCAGCAGCCTTTTCGATATGGATCAAATCCAAATCGTTGCAGCTTTACAGGGTAAGCTTACCGAAGAAGAACGCAATAAGTTAAAATTACAACTGGCTATTCTTACTGAAAATACATCAGAGGCTTCTAGGCTTGCTGGAAAAGTAGCCGAGGCGCAAGGATTAACTAAAGCATTAGTCGCTTATTATTCAGATATCTCACCTGCTAAAAGCCCATTCGATAGCTGGATAACCGCACTTCTTGATGCTGAAGCAATCCAAAGACGGATATTGGGATTGACTGCAAGTGCTTCAACCCCAGGCTTACCTTCAGTTGGCAGTGGTTATATTGTCAATCCAGGTTCTTTGCCAGCAGCAACTGGAGGAGGATTAAGCGCCAGCGCTGCCGCTGGTTTGGCACAATTCAACGTTAGCTTGCATATTGATGGAAAAGAAATTGCCGCAACTGTAACCGATTACCAGACCAACAATTCACTCTCAGGCAATCAGATCGCAATCAATCGTCGGGTTGGATCCTTCGCCACACCATGACCATTCCCGTAACCTTAAATGTATCGTTCGACTTTTCAAGCGGTGCAATTTTTGGCTATCCATTTCTTTTTGATGATCCCGAATATGGTAGATTAGATTTTGGAACTTTAGGATCATCTTCCGTTCTCGAACCGATAGTTGACTTAACTCCAAATGTTTATTCAATTAACATCAAACGCGGACGCAACATTATGCGCGATCAATATGAGGCTGGAACGGCAACTGTCAAAATTTACGATCCTTTATCTTACTTTAACCCACAAAACACTTCTAGCCCTTACTACGGCTATTTGACTCCACTGCGTAAGTTGCGTATCTCAGCAAGACCAGACTATTTAAGCGGGCCTTTTAGTGATTTATTCTCAGGTTACACAATAGAATACCGATATACCTATCCTAAAAACGAAGAAACGGGCTTTGTTGAGATCATTTGCGTAGATGCTTTTAGACTGATGCAACAGGCAACTATTACAACAGTTGCGGGTGCAACCGCTGGACAATCTACTGGCGCACGAACTCAAAAGATACTGGATCAAGTTGGCTGGCCAAGTAGCATGCGCGAATGGGATAATGGCAATACAACCTGTGTCGTTGACCCTGGCACATCTCGCACCAGCCTCGATGCCCTACTGAACGCAGCTTTCTCTGAACAGGGCGCTTTCTATATTAACCCATCTGGAAAGGCTGTATTTTTAAGCCGAACCAATGTAATCAAACGCGCTGGCTACGCGCCAGGTGAGTTTAATCAAACTTTAGGGATTCCATATACCAATATTGTATTTAGTTTTGACGATAAATTGATTATTAACAGCGTTGGAATGACCAGGGTTGGTGGCACCGAGCAAGTAGCAGAAAACGCAGATTCAATTGTTAAGTATTTCCCTCACCAACTTAATGAAACAAATTTAGTTGCTCAAACCGATGCGGACACGCTCAACATTGCCAGAATATATTGCGCCTCAAGAGCTCAGACAACCATCCGAATTGATTCCATAACCATTGACTTGATGGACACGCAGAATGTTCCAGCTCTGACCATGCTTGACTTTGACTTTTTTGACAATATGAGAATCAAGAATGTTCAACCTGACGGATCAACTATCGAGAAGATTGTGCAAGCTCAGGGTTTTGAATGGAATATCACCCCAAACTCAATAAATGTCAAAATCACCACGATGGAGCCTATCGTCGAAGGTTTCATATTTTCATCCGATCTATCAGGTATAATCGGCACTAACATTATGGCTTACTAGGAGAAAAATGCCAATCAATCTACCCGCAATTACAGGCGATGTCCTTACAGCCGCCGCATATAATTCCCTCACCCAGTTTACGATTAACGCAGTTAACTCAAGCGACTACACAGCAGTTCTAGGCGATGCCTATCAGACTCTAGAAATTATGAGCAAGGCAACCGCTATTGCCTACAAGATCCCTACCGATGCAAGCGTGGCGTTCGAAATCGGCACATGCCTTACAGTCCTAAACACAGGCGTTGGAACTTGCACCATCTCGGCAGTCACACCTGGCACTACGACTATTGCGAGCGCGGGAGCAGTTAGCGCTTCGCCTACACTTGGACAATATAAGTCAGCCGCATGCCTCAAAATTGGCGCAAACTCATGGGTAGTCGTGGGTGCAATAGCCTAATGCTAAACAATATCGCCGCTCTAATTGGGGGCGCAGCGCCCGAAGTGGGCGATTACGAGTCTATTGCCACTATAACTGTTGGGTCTGGTGGCGCTGCCAACATAGAATTTATTTCAATTCCGCAAACCTATAAGCATTTACAATTAAGAGGAATTCTTCGCGGTAGTTGGACAGATATTGCCGATAACTTAGGTATGTTTGTTAATGGCAATAATACAAGTACAAACTACACAAAGCATGTTCTTCAAGGAAATGGTTCAGCAGCCAGCGCTAGCGGTGCTACTACTAATCATTTCTTCGCTATAATTCCTGCTGCTACCGCTACAGCAAATTCTTTTGGAACAGCAGTAATAGATATTTTGGATTACACTTCAACAAACAAATATAAAACTATGCGTGAACTTTGGGGATACGATACCAACAGTTCTAATGGTTATGTTGGGTTATCGTCATCCATTTTCTTTGGAAATACAAACGCAATTACTTCAATACGATTAGTCACTGGAGTTAATTTCCTTCAATACTCATCCTTCGCTCTGTATGGGATTAAATAATGGCTAAAACTTATGAACCGATAGCGACTTACACAATACCTAGTTCAACGGCTTCTTACACTTTTAGCAGCATCCCTGCTACTTATACAGACCTTGTACTAATTACAAGTACTAAATATGTATCAAGTGGCGGTTTCTCTAAATTAACATTTAACGGCGATACTGCAACCAACTATTCTACAACTATCGTGCTGGGTGATGGCAGCACTGCATCAAGTAGCCGCACGACAAACCAGAATTTTATCGCTTTTGGTTATGATGCAAACACTGAAATATCCACGCAGATTGTTCATATTCAAAACTATGCAAATGCTACGACTTTTAAAACAGTACTCAATCGTCACAGCGCGGCTGGTACACGCGCTGAAGCCTTGGTAGGACTATGGCGTAAGACACCCGAAACAATCAGCAGCCTAACTTTGACTGGTGGTAATAACTACGCAACTGGCTCAACCTTTACCCTATACGGAATCAAGGCGGCATAATGGCTAACACTTTTATCCAGATTGGCAGCACTGTAACTGTTGGAGCAGGTGGCGCAGCCAATATATCCTTTACTGGCATCCCTAGCACCTACACAGACTTGTGCTTAAAGTCTAGTGTTCGTTGCAGCGATAATGTTGATTACGGGCAAATCTCTTTTAACACTTCTACTGCTAATTTTTCATCCAGACGAATAGAAGGCGATAGCGCAAGCGCAATTTCGGCTAGTCGCAGCGACAGTTACATAATTGCCACATATAACCCTTCATCAACTACCAGTTCAACTTTTAATAATATGGAGTTTTATATTCCAAACTATGCTGGAAGTGCTAATAAATCTTTCCAATTAGACGGAGTTTTTGAAAATAATGCGACTGGCGCTCGTATGACTATGAACGCTTTTCAATGGGCGCAAACTGCCGCTATTAACGCCATCTCTTTTGCACCTCAAAGCGGTACTTTCGTTCAATACTCAACAGCAACGCTTTACGGCATATCCAAATCATAAGGAGATAAAATGGCAGACACAAAGATCATCGTTAATTGCGAGACAGGCGAAGTTACTGAATTGGAACTTACCGCCGAGGAAGTAGCGCAACGCGAGGCAGATGCTATTGCTTATGCAAAGGCTAAAGCCGATGAAGAACAGGCAGCAGCGGAGAAGGCAGAAGCCAAGGCTGCTATTGCAGAGCGCTTAGGACTTACCGATGCTGAATTGGCTGTATTACTTGGATGAAACCAAGACTAAGCAAAGCTGCGCAACAACTTAGGGAGCAGTTCGATCAAACCTACCCAGATCGCGATAAGCGTTCCGATGGCTGGATCGGTGACTTGCGTCATGCATCGCGCCCTAGTGATCACAACCCTGATCCAAAATCTGGGGTGGTTAGAGCGATCGACACAGATGCAGATATCCATAAGACAGGCAAGCCCGACCTTATGCCCGATATTGCTGATCAACTTCGACTCGCAGCCAAAACAGACAAGCGCATTGCCTACATCATATTCAACGGCAGAATTGCATCGCCTCGCCTGGGCTGGCGCTGGAGAAAATATAAGGGAAGCAACCCGCACAACCATCATTGCCATGTATCTTTCACTCATAAGGGTGACGAAGATGGTTCGTTCTTTCAAATCCCACTACTAGGAGCAACTAAATGAAAGAGATGATTTACGCAGGAATAGCACTAGCCTCGATCCCTGCAATAAGAGCAGCCATCAAGTCCTACCGCGCTAAGAAGGCGATCAAGGATGTAATCGTGGATGCAGTTGAAGCGGCAGTAGATGAGATCGACCGCGATAAAAAATGAGTACACAGGATTACCTGAATCTCTATATTGCCACGCTTGCAGTAGTGGGTGGATTAGCTGGCTATGTAATCACGCACTTGCTGTCGGAGATCAAAAGACTTAATCAGCGTGTCGATGAGATCTATAACATACTTTTAGAGCGATAATTTTATCTATGGCTCGCAAGAAGGTTATTGACCTCGATACATACACAGCTTTAGATGCCTGGGCAATTAGTCTCCAGGAGATGTATCGAGCTTTAAGGCGCTCAGGCTTTGATGTAGAGCTTGCCCTAGCAGTAATAGTCGAGCCATCGGCATATCCAGATTGGATACTTCCTAAGCCTGACCTAATCCCTCACACTTGGGATGATGACGATGATGAGGACTAAATCATGGCAATGCGCAGAACAGTGGTTGTGCCAGATCTTCAAATTCCCCTGCATGACGAGGTAGCCGTCTCTAATGTTATCTCTTTTATTAAGGCATACCGCCCAGATAGCGTACTTACTCTGGGAGATGAAGCAGACTTTACAGAAATCGGGCGCTGGAGCGAAGGAAAGCCAGGCTGGTACGAACAAACCCTAGCCGATAATCGAGATATGACTGTCGATATTCTCTGGCGCTTAGGTGAGTATGCCAAAGAACAACACATGATAAGAAGTAATCATACGGATCGATTGTTTAATGTCATTATGAACAAGATCCCAGCCTTTATGTCCTTGCCTGAGTTACGCTTCGAAAAGTTTATGAAGTTGGATGAGCTTAACATCACCTACCATAAGAAGCCCTACGCGGTCGCTAAGGGTGTTTTGGCGGTACACGGGGACGAAGGTAGTGTGAAGCCCACACCAGGCCTTACAGCGCTTGAAAGCGCCCGTAGAGCGGGTATTTCGACCATCTGTGGTCACACGCACCGCGCTGGTTTCTCTCAATTCTCTGAATCAAGCGGCGGTAAGATCAACCGCATCATCCGAGGCTATGAAGGCGGACACCTGATGGATGTTCGAAAGGCAACCTATACCAAAGGTACGATGAATTGGCAGCAAGCGTTTATCATTATTGAGGAAGATGCCAAAGGCAACCAGATCACCATTATTAACCTTGAAAAGGATGGAACTTTCGTGGTCAATGGGCGCAGGTATGGACGATCTAGATAACGATCTGAAGCGCACCATTGATGACCAGGTAGATGACCAAGAATTGTTACCATTTCGTTACCTAAATATGCTAGACAAAGGCTGAAACAGGCGTATTGTTCTATTTGTGGAAGCGGGAACGGCTCGCGGATACATTAGGGGCAAAAATGTCAAAGATGAAGGAAGTTTATTTAGACAAGTGCATTGATTTTGAACGCTTAAATGAAACCTCAATGCGTTGGGAGAAAGACACCTGGGATGAGCAAGTTAAAGATGGTCGGTTTGAAGGTAAGATCGACTGGAGCCACGATTACATTTATTGGTTTGATAACTACGCAAGTTTGATGCAAGCTCGTCAAATCCTACAAATGTTTGGCGAGTCTTATTTGGAGATATTCGACGATTATCTTGGACAATGGTGCATCACTTCCACCTATCAGGATTTAGTGTGGGCATCATGAGTTTGGTTCAAATTGGGTTCATTATGCTTTTTTGGTTCTTTAGCGCAATGGTGTTTTATTCACTAGGTTGCGATAGCGGCTATAAAGAAGGCCGCCGCGCTGTGCGCGAATACTACGACAAGCGCGAGAAGGTGAGACTATGAAGCATGGTGAAATCCTACAAAGTGCAACAGACCTATATCAAGAACGGGGAAATCATTACGGCCACCCGTCTGACAATATGGCTAGAGCAGCAAGGCTCATCAGCGCCTACTTGGAAATGCCAGTTGAGGATTATCAAGTTGCGGTCATACTCGCGTTGGTCAAAATCGGACGATCGATTGAGGACAGTCAACAAATAGATAGTTGGATAGATTCTTGCAGTTATCTCGCAATAGCGGGAATGCTGTCCACTGAAGGGAATGAGCTATATGTTTGATCTTAGTCAATATGAAACTGTGGACCAGAGACTGGAAAAGTTTTGGGCCAAGTATCCAGACGGAGCAATTATCACAGAATTGGTGGCTTACAAAGATGATCGATTTATTTTTAAAGCAAGCGTTTATAAGACTTACGCAGACACATTACCATTTGCCACAGGGTTCGCTGAGGAGATTGTTAGTGGTAGAGGCGTTAATGCTACTAGCGCATGCGAAAACTCGGAGAGTTCAGCGATTGGCAGAGCGTTGCACACGGGCGGTATCTCAAAGCATAGCGATGGAAAACCACGCCCGAGCCGTGAGGAGATGAGCAAGGTTAACAAAGCTGAACCTAAACCTTTTGCTGAAAAGTTAGCGGATAAGATAACAGTTGAGGTGGCCGATGATCCTTGGAGTTCAAAGACTATCGATCCTGCTCCCACCGCTGCCGCTGCTGTTGCATTAGTTCAGGAAGTATTGGGCGCAACGAAGATTGATAAAGACATTCCTCGATGCCGTAACTGCCACGATAACAAGCCGATGCAATGGAAAACAGGAGTAAGCTCGAAGAATAATAAGCCGTGGGGCAAGTTTGAGTGTTATGTCTGTCGAGATGTCCGTTGGTATGTTATATCGGCAGATGGAAGCTGGAAGCCGCAGGAGGATAAAGGATGAGCGGCTTACAATTCTTAAACCAAGATGGCGAGTGGGAGAAGTTCCCAACCGATGATGAACTTTATGAGAAGGCGCGAGCTAGAGAAACTCTCAACGCGTTGCAAGTTAGGATAATCTGTCACTTATGCAACGAGCCAGTTCCAACATCAGAGTTAGCATTTTGGGTAGCGGGTCAAATCCTTACCTGGTCGTGCAAGAAATGTCACGCAGTCAATGAGTCAAAGCCGCAAGCATAGGGGCTTTCGCACCGAGCGTGTAGTAGCAGAATATCTACGGCGCTGGTGGGAAGGCGCTGTAGTAGGTCGAGGTTCTGGGCGTGACATACTCAATGTCCCGTTCGACTGCGAAGTAAAAGCGCGCACAGGACTCGATGTCTCGGGAACACTCCGCCAGATCAAAGCCAGAACAGATGAGAGTGGCCTATTGGGGTTCGCTTGCTTTCGTCTTAATGGTCAAGGCGAGAAGCCAGAGGAATATGTAGCGATGCTACGCCTTGGTGATCTGGTGGAGTTACTCGTAGCTGCTGGTTATGAGAAACGAAAAGATGTTGTAAACGATTCTGACATTAGGAGATGCAATGGTTGTGGAGAATGGACTATCACGAATCCTTGCAGATGGTGTGAGGATCAGTAATGCCGATTTATGAGTTTGAATGCACTAACGATCGATGCGAAGCTAATTTACGCTACGAGAAGGAGTTAAAGATAAATGAACCACACGATGTTGAATGCGGGTTTTGCCACGAACCAATGCGCAAGATATACAGCTCTTTCGGTATTTCGTTTAAAGGCACAGGCTTCTATTCGACGGATTCTAAATGAGTGATGAGTGGTTTACGCCTAGCTCGTTATTCGATGCCATGGGTCTGCAATTTGACCTAGATGTAGCATCACCAGTAAGCGGTGCGCCTTGGGTAAATGCTTTACGCTTTTATTCAATTGAAGATGATGGTTTAACACAACCTTGGTTGGGCAGGGTTTGGATGAATCCACCATATTCTAAGCCGTCTCCTTGGGTTGATAAGTGGTTAGATCATAGCAATGGAGTGGCTCTATTACCGATGGCTAAATCTAAATGGTTTAACAATTTGATTGACTCTGAGGCAAAATGCGTGGTATTGCCATCTAGTTTCAAGTTTGTTTCACCTGAAAATAAGAGTTTAAGCTTGATGATGATCTCATCTTTATGGGCTTTAGGTGATGAAAATATAGAAGCGATATCTAAATTAGGTAAGGTGAGATAATGAGACACGCCGCTCTGAGCAGGACTTTTGCGAATGTGCTTCCAAGGTTTGGTACTCTATCGGCTAGAAGCCCTAAAGGCTTCAACTCGCGCCTGAAAGGCGTAGCGCGAGAGTTAGCCGTCGTTATTGGGATATCTCTATCTATTGCAGGTATGCCTAGTTCAGAGGCTTCAATAGTGCCATTAAAGCAATTAGCTAATTACCAATTAACTGATAAGCAATATAAATGCCATAATCAAATCATTTATCGAGAGAGCAGATGGCAGATAGATGCTATTGGCAATAAGTCAGGTACTAAGCAGACTCATGGTTATTATCAGATTAAGAGTGAGCATATAAAGGATAAGCCCTATGACTACCAGTTCTGGATGTATTGGTATTATGTAGCTAAGCGTTATGGTGTTACTCAGTATGATGAGCCTAACTACTGCAATGCACTAAATCATTTAATTCGTAGAGGATGGCAGTAGTGGCTAAGCGCGGTGATCCAAGACTTACACGCGATTACAAAGCGTTTAGGTTAAAGGTACTGGCTAGAGACCAATAGTCTT